TTTTTCGCCAGTGAGGGAGGCCATGCAATTGGAACACCGCTGCCCCCAGCAGTCGGGGCAATCAAGGTTGACGCTGCTGGCAATCGATATGCCGAGGATTACGCCAGCAGCCACGGTGGAAATGATTTGAAAATTGCGCCGGGCAAGTCCGGTGAACATCAAGCGAGGGAAAAATGAACTACGAATTCGGGCTCGATATCAACGACCTGTTCCGCAATGAGCATGAGGCGCTGACCTTTGCCTTCAACTTCCAGAGCCAACAGTACCCACTGTCGCCCATGTCCAAACTGGGAAGCCTGGAGGCACTCGGCAGGGGCAAGGGTCTTGTTTCTGTAGATGGTGCGGCGCAAGCGGGAATAATTCGAAAGCGCTTGGATCGCCTTGCGGATGATCGTCGTCACTGCTTGGTGGCTCGGTTTTCGGCGAAATACGATGAGTGCCCCTGCTGCAAGGGGACCCGTCCGCTTCCTGAGTGGCGCGAGGCGATAGTCTTCCTGCGGGAGTGGTCTGCGTTCCAGGTCTCGGGCCTGTCTTTCGCAAATGTCAGGGAGGCGATCATCATGAATTACTTTGACAAAAAGGTATCGGTGACCGATGCGGCAGATCGCGTGCATATGAATCTGCGGACCGCACGTCATCATCAGAAGAAGATTCAGGACAAGCTCAAAGTGTTGGAGCTGGAGGCACTCGGGGAGATCCGGGTGGCCCTGGAGTTATCCACAGTCGATTAAAAAAAGCTTGCTTGCCAAATCGCGGCAATATATAGTCCGTTTCCGATACACGTCAAAAGTCCGTCGAAACCGCGCAAGCATCTGCTGCGCGGTTTTTTTTCGCCTGAATTATTGGCGAGGCCACCGCCATACGTGGCCACCGGCAACGAACTGCAGGCGTCTCCGTTTTCAGTTTTCCGAATCAGCGCGCCGGCCCGGAAGCTTCCTTTGCCGGCGCTCTTCATTTTCGAGGTGACTATGGCAGCGTGGAACGATCAAAAACTCAAGATAGTGAGTGATGGCAGTGGCATGGGAACGCGATTGGTGATGCCGGACGGGACGGTCGTGCCAGGCGTGACACGCATCGACCTGCGACCGATCACCAGTGACGGCGAAGTCGAGGCGGTGATCACCTGTGTGGGCATCTCGCTTGACATTGATTTGTCACGCGAATTCATTGAACAGTTGCCGAGCAATGGCAGCAGCAGCTTATAGACATCTTTATGGGACGAAGGCGTGGTACCGGTTGCGCTATCACCAACTTCAGAGACAGCCGCTCTGCCAGTTCTGCGCCGAGCGACGACGTGTCACCGCAGCCGACATCGTGGATCACATCGAGCCGCACCGTGGTGACGAAGCGAAGTTCTACGACCCGAAGAATCTCCAGTCTCTCTGTAAGTCGTGTCATGACTCGATCAAGCAGCAGTTAGAGAAGAGCGGCGTCATGCGTGGCTGCGATGAATCTGGCCTGCCTTTAGATCGAAACCATCATTGGAATCGGAAATGAACTTCACCTCACATCCAAGTAACAACGGCATGCTCGGTGCGCCAGTGGATTGGGACCATGAGCGCATCGCTTGCGATGCATTACCTGTCACCTGGTCGGAGATCAACGGGCAACAGGTCGTGATCTCGTATTGGCAACCAACTGAAGAAGAGATCGCGCTGCTGGTTGCCGGTAAGCCGGTCGGTCTGGTTGTGTTTGGTGGTTCGATGCCGCCAGTTGCATTGGCCGTGGCAGAGGGCTAGAGAGCCGCCCGGAAAGCCGCGCCCGGCTTGGGCTTGCGGCCCAGCATGCAAAACGTTGCATTTTTTCAATAAAGTTGCATTTTTGCAACAAAAAGGGCTGGGGGCGGGTCGAAAGTTCCGGCCGCGCCTCTTCCACACCGCTCGCCTCCCTTTTTTTGTTAGAGCGGGAAATATGGAAGGGGGGTACACCCTCAAGGGAGCATGAGATGGCAGGTAATTCAAACTCGGGACGCAAGCCGCTGGCGGCGGAGCTCCATCTGATTAACGGTAATCCGAGTAAGAAGTCCAACTCGGAATTGGCGAGCACTAGCAAGTTGCCTGCGGTGGTTCGTGCTGCGCCAGATTGTCCGACCTTCCTTACGGAGCCGGCCAAGGAAGAATGGTCGCGGATCGTCGGTGATCTTCAGCTGATGGGGGTAGTCGCACGGATCGACCGCGCCGAGCTGGCGGTGTATTGCCAAGCGTGGGCGGACTGGCGCTTCGCGCGGGAAAAAATCGCCCAGCTTGGTGAAGATGGCTACACCGATACAACGCCGAACGGTTACAAGCAGATGTCCAACTGGCTGCTGATTGCCACCCGCGCTGAAGAACGTATGCGTCAGGCCGGCAGCGCCTTCGGGCTGAACCCATCTGCGCGGGTTCGCCTTAACGTCAATCCTCCGCAAGGGGAGCTGTTCCCAAATGAGCAAAAGGAAGCCGCAGGCCGCTCCGCAGGCCGATTCTTCAAAGATTGATCGGGCAACTGACTACGCGCGCGCGGTCAGCAAGAAAAAGATCGTGGCGGGGCCCCATGTGCGCGCCGCTTGCCGTAGGCACTTGAAAGATCTGAGAGAAGGTAAGAAACGAGGTTTGCGTTGGGATCTCGGGGCGGCCCGCCATGCCATAGAGTACTTCGAGGAAGTACTGCACTTGAACGGCGGTAAATTTGAGGGTGTACCGTTCAAGTTGCTGCCCTGGCAGGCGTTCGTCGTGGGCAGTCTGTTCGGCTGGAAGGGGGCCGACGGTTTCCGTCGCTTTCGTGTCGCCTATGTTGAGACGGGAAAGGGCAGCGGCAAGTCACCGCTCGCCGCTGGTGTCGGGCTGTTTGGCCTGACTGCTGACGATGAGGAGCGAGCGGAGATCTACGCGGCAGCGACAAAGAAGGATCAGGCACAGATCCTTTTCCGCGATGCTATCGCCATGTACGAGCATTCGCCCGAGCTGGCAGCACGGCTGGTGACCTCGGGTGCAAAGGGCAAGGAATTTAACCTTGCATATCATGCGTCGTCGAGCTTCTTTCGCACGATTGCGGCCGATGACGGCCAATCAGGCCCGCGCCCCCACATGGCCCTGATCGATGAGGTGCACGAACATAAGTCATCAAATGTCATCGACATGATGGTGGCCGGCACAAAGAGCCGCGAGCAGTCCCTGATCTTCATGATCACCAACTCCGGTACCGATAAGACAGGCATTTGCTGGGACTATCACGACCTCGGCCGTCAGGTCTGCGCTGGTGCAAAAGAGGATGACAGTTTCTTTGCCTTCGTTTGCGGACTGGATGAAGGTGACGATCCGTTCAAAGATGAGACGTGCTGGGTCAAGGCGAATCCTAGTTTGGAGGCCGGGGTTCCTGGCTTTGAGTATTTACGTAAGCAGGTGACTCGCGCCAGGAACATGCCTTCGCGCGCGGCAGTAGTAAAGCGCCTCAATTTTTGTATCTGGACTGAAGGTGATAACCCTTGGATCGGATATGCGGATTGGAACGCGTGCGAGGAGCGAATCAATGAGACGGATCTGCAGCGGTTCGCTGGCCGCTCCGGAGTTGCCGGTTTGGATCTGTCGAGCACACAAGACTTGACCGCGCTTGTCGTGGCGCTCGATCCAGTGCCGGAAGATCCGGTAACCCGGCTGATTCCATTCTTCTGGTTGCCTGGCGATGATCTGGAGGAAAAAGGAGAAAAGGATCGAGTTCCCTATACGGCGTGGCGCGAAGCCGGCCATCTAGAAGCCTTGCCAGGTAAGGCCGTCAATAAGAAAGCCGTGTTGAAGCGTGCTGCGATGCTAACCATCATGTTCGATTTGCGTGCGATTTATTGCGACCGTTGGCGGGTGGAAGATTTCGAGCAGTTGATTGATGACGAAGGGGTGGCGTTGCCACCCCTTCTGCCATTTGGGCAGGGCTACAAGGATATGGCACCAGCAATTGACGAGTTCGAGACTCGACTCTTGGAACGTACTGTTCGACACGACGGTAATCCGGTCATGACCTGGTGTGCGGCCAATGCAGTCGTCAAGGAAGACGAGGCTGGAAATCGCAAGATCGTCAAGCGCCGTGCGACAGGAAGAGTTGATGGCGTGGTTGCGGCTGTCATGGCGATAGGTGGCACTTTGGGCGAGCAACACGAGGAGAACGACTTGGACGACTTTTTGAAGAATCCGATCATTGCATGAAAACAGATAAGCAAACTTGGCCACGCCGCATGAAGTCGGCGGTGGCCGGCGCGGTCTCTGGCTGGCTTGGTCGAGAGATCCAGCTGACGGATGGCGACTTCTGGCGCGGCTGGCTGGGCAACAACTTCTCTGGCCAGCGCGTGACTGTGAACTCCACGCTGCAGCTGAGCACGGCAATGGCATGCGTTCGCCTGCTGTCCGAGGTGATCTCGACATTGCCCTTCGGCTTGTATGAGAAGGACAAGAACGGCACGCCCATCGCCGCCAGTGATCACCAGCTGTATTACCTGATCCATACCCAGCCGAATGCGGATATGACCGCCTCGACGTTCTGGCAGGTCTTCATGGCCAGCATGCTGCTGCACGGGTATGCCAGGGTCGAGAAGCGGATGGCAGGGCGCACGATCACCTCGCTGATCCCACTGGTCCCGGAGTGCATCTCTCGGCGGCGCATTGCGCCCGGCGTCTACGAGTGGCACTACAACGATCCGATTCTCGGAACGTCCCGCGTCATCGCCCCCGCCAATCAGTGGGAGGTGCCGGCCTTTACGTTGAACGGTATCGACGGCCTGTCGCCGATTGCCTTTGGTGCCAACGTGTTCGGTGCCGCTCTGGCCGCCGACAAGGCAAGCGCCGAGACCTTCACCAATGGGCTCAAGTCGCCGGGCCTGGTGATGATGGACTCGGTGCTGAAGCCAGAGCAGCGGGAGGACATTCGTCAGCACGTGGACAAGGTGCAGAAGACCGGCAGCGTCATGGTGATGGAGAAGGGGGCAGGGTTCCAGCAATTGAAGATGAACCCGCAAGACGCCGAGTTGCTGTCGACCCGCAAATTCAACATTGAGGAGATCTGCCGCTGGTACCGGGTGGACCCCTCGCTGGTCGGCCACGGTGGGAAGGACAGCAACTGGGGCACCGGCCTGGAAGAGAAGATGACCTGGCTGGTGACGCTCGCCATGCGGCCGTGGGCGGTCAAGCTGGAGCAGGCCATCCGGAAGGATCTGCTCCGGCCGGAGGAGAAGCGCCGCTACTACGCAGAGATCTCGTTGGAAGGTCTGCTGCGCGGTGATAGCAAAGCGCGAGCTGCCTTCTACAGCCAGATGGTGCAGAACGGGATCATGACCCGCGACGAGTGCCGGCGACTGGAGAACCTGCCGGTCCATGGTGGCCAGGCCGATGCACTGACCGTGCAATCGAATCTCCTGCCTATCGACCAACTGGGCCTGGGTGCCGATGGCGCTACCCAAGTTCGCCAGGCGCTCAACGCCTGGCTTTCACAAGACAAGGTGACAGAACCATGAGTTTCAAGACTATGGCGCGCAAGCGCGTTCCCTTCATTGCAGATGAAGTGAAGGACGACGGCACCTTTAGTGGCTATGCCTCGATCTTCGGCAACGTGGATCTCGGCCGCGACATCGTGATGCCGGGTGCGTTCACCAAGAGCCTCGCGAGGCTGAAAGCATCGGGCGATCCGCTGCCCCTGTTGTGGCAGCACGACGAGACGCAGCCCATCGGCGGCTATGACGAGCTGGAGGAAGATGAGCGCGGCTTGCGCGTGAAGGGCTTCCTGCTGAAGGACGACATCCCCCTGGCCGCGCAGGCGCATTCCCTGATGAAGCGCCGGATCGTCAAAGGGCTGTCGATCGGCTACTACGTCCTGGACGACAGCTGGAACGAGAAGGACCGGACCCGCTCGCTGAAGGAGCTTGACCTCCTGGAGGTGAGCGCGGTGACCTTCCCCATGAACACCGAGGCATTGATCGACAGCGTGAAGTCCCGCCTGCATGGCGGGAAGCTGCCGAGCCTCCCCGAATTCGAGGGCATCTTGCGTGAGGCAGGGTTCTCGAAGAGTCAGGCCACGATTGTCGCCAGTCGCGGCCTGAAAACCCTGCTTGACCGGAGTGAGTCCGGTGGCACCGACGGCGGCATCCTGGCTTCGCTGCAAGCCTTCAATTTCAATCCATGAGGAAAACTATGAATCAAGTTCGCGCAATCTACGCGGCGATCTCCAAGAAGATGGCCGCAGCAATCACCTACACCGGCGAGTTCCTGCACGCCTATCTGTTCATCTACATGGTGCGCACCGGTGGCATCCTGTTCGAGGGTGACCCCGAACCGATCATGAAGGAACTCAAGCGCATCGGCGACCAGGTGAAGGAAGTCGGCGAGAAGGCGCTGAAGGAAGCCGAGAAGGCCGGCGAACTGTCGCAAGACACGAAGAAGAAGGTCGACGAACTGCTGGTCAAGCAGGGTGAGCTGCAGGCTCGCCTGCAGGAAACGGAGCAGAAGCTCGACAAGCATGCCACCGGTCCTGCATCGGTCGAGTTGAAATCCATCGGCGGCCAGGTGGTCGAGTCCGATGAATTGAAGGAATACGTCAAGGAAGGCAACTTCAAGAAGAGCATCACCGTCCAGGTGAAGGCTGTCACCAGCGCCGCCAACAGTGCCGGCGTTGCCGTGGCGCCGGATCGCCTGCCCGGCATCGTGACTCTGCCGCAACAGCGCCTGACCGTGCGCGACCTGTTGTCGCCGGGCCGGACCTCCTCGAACCTGGTGCAGTACATCAAGGAAACCGGCTTCGTGAACAATGCGGGGATGGTCGCCGAGGGCACGAAGAAGCCCGAGTCGAGCATCACGATGACCGAGGCGCAATCTGTGGTGGCCAAGATCGCCCACTTCATCAAGGCCTCTTCGGAAATCATGAACGACTTCCCGGCCCTGCAATCGATCATCGATACGCGTCTGCGTTACGGCCTGGCGCTGATCGAAGAAGCCCAACTGCTGAAGGGCTCCGGCATCGGCAACAACCTGAATGGTATCTATACCCAGGCCAGCCAGTACTCCGCGCCCATCGTGATCAACAACCCCACGCGCATCGATGTGCTGCGCCTGGCGCTGCTGCAGGCCGAGCTGGCGGAATATCCGTCCACTGGCATCGTGCTGAACCCGGCCGACTGGACCGCCATCGAGCTGCAGAAGGACTCCACGGGTGCCTACATCTTCACCAATCCGCAGTCCACGGCGCAGCCGGGTCTGTGGGGCCGCCCGGTGGTCACGACCAAGTCCATGACGCTCGACGAGTTCCTGGTCGGTGCCTTCAAGATGGGCGCGCAGATCTTCGACCGCGAGCAGGCCAGCGTCACCATCGCGACGCAGAACGAAGACGACTTCGTGAAGAACCTGGTCACGATCCTGGCCGAAGAGCGCCTGGCGCTCGCGGACTATCGCCCGTAAGCCTTCGTCAAGGGCGACCTGACGCCGGCGGCCTGATCGCCGCTGGCCTATCTCTCAACGTAAGGCCGGTGCCATTAGGTACCGGCTTAGGAGAATTCAATGGATGTGAAAGTTATTGCGCGCCAATCGCTCATGCATGGCCGCCTCGATCTGCGCAAAGGCGAGGAGGCCACCATTCCCGAAGCAGTGGCGGTCGAGCTGGAGCGTGCATCGCTGGTGAAGCGCGTGGCCAGCGAGCCCGTTGCTCCGGCAGCACCCGCTAAAGGTGGCCCCGCGCCCGCCCGTACCGGTCGCGCCAAGAAGGAGACGCCTCCGCCTGCTGGCGCTCAGCCTCCCGCGCCTGTGGGTGAGACGAAGCCGAACGCGTCGCCAGCAGGCGCGAGTGCCGGCAATCTGGCCGACGGGGCGCAAGTCGGTGAAGTTGGGCAGCAGGGCGAAGTTGTGCATACGTCTGCACAGGGCTGGCGCTGAGTCCGATGCCGGCAATGGTGGTGGCGCGGAGGATTGATCCATGTCCCTCGTCTCTCTTGATGTCGCCAAGATGCACTTGAAGGTAGACGAGGTCGATGAAGATGCCGGCATCGCTATCTACCTGGGGGCGGCTGAAGCGACCGCCGTGGAGTTTCTCAATCGGCAGGTGTTCGAGTCGGAAGCGGCGATGGCGGTAGCCGTCGCCGCTGATACGGCAGGCGAAGCGCCCATGGTGGTCAATCCTGCCATCCAGGCGGCGATCCTGCTGATCCTCGGTCACCTCTATGAACATCGCTCGGACGTCGTGGCAGTGCGAGACATCTTCGAGTTGCCGCGCGGATCGCTGTCCGTGCTGCAACCGTATCGTAAGTGCATGGGGGTGTAATGGCGCTCGATGAACCGATGGCCGGCGAATTGAATCGCCGGATCGAGATCCGCCACCGACAGGATCTGCCGCTGGCCGATGCCGAACTCTCCCATGAGTTCGGAGGTCAGCACCGCCGCTGGGCCAAGATCGAACCGGTGGGTGCGGCCACCTATGCGGGGAGCGTGCAGATTGAGGAGAAGGTGACGCATCGCATCTTCCTGCGGCGGATCCTGGGTATCACCACGGACCATGAAATCGTGCATGGCGACCAGGTGTACCGGGTGCGCCGTTCCATGGCAATGAACGGCGCACCGCGCTTCACCCTGCTGGAAGTCGAGGAACTTTGATATGGCAAAGGATCAAGGCTTCTATCTTCACTTCGAAGGCTTTGACGGCTTCGACAAGAAAATCGACTTCGACAAGAAACAGATCCGCCGTGCCATGCGGCAGTCGGGCCGTGCGGTCCAGCAGGCCGCACGCAAGCTGGTCGGGAAGTCCATGCGCTCTCAGCCGGGGGCCTATCCCGGCCGCCGTACGGGGCGGCTGCAGCGCTCGATCAAGCTCAAGGTATCGCGCTCTGGCTTCCTGGTCAGGGTGGCACCGCAGTTGACCTCGGACATGAAGCAGTTCTATCCGGCATTCCTGCACTACGGCGTCAAGCGCAAGCTGGGCGGTAAGCGGAAGGCAGGAGGGAAGGGCGGCGGCAGCAATCGCATCGAGCCGCGCGGGAACTACATGGTCGACGCGCTGGGGGATCGCAGCGAAGAGGTACGCCGCATGCTTCAGTCAGCCTTCGAAAAAGCCCTCGTTATCAAGTAAGGAAATCCCATGAAGCTGAGTCCCGTTGTCGCGCAGCTGCGCGACCGCGTGCCCTTTTTTGCGCGCCGCATCTTTGGCGGTATCGACTGGGAGGCACTGGAGGATAGCGCCAAGCTGGCCACGCCCTGTGCCTACGTGATCGTCGGCGATTCAGATGCCGA